CTCCTTTCGAGGCTTATCCGCAGAAACAAACTGCACCCTACTTTGTTGGCACCATCGGATTACTCCTTTGGGAGAGCAACATTGGAACATATAAATTTATATATAACAATGAACAGAAGAAATAACAAAATCAATCACGGTTGGCTAACTCGAATTAACGAGTTGCTACCTGCGATCAATATGCTACATCATCTGCCTCCAGATCAGAATTTAGATAAGTTCTATAACTTGGTCTGCACCATGGTGATTAATCATGGTGAGGTATACACAATTCATAGGCTAAAAGCCATGAGGACTGTATTACAACAGTACGCCTTACGGCAAACTGTTACACCTGTGCCTTTCTGCAAAGCAGATAGGGACGGTTTTCCAAAAGCTATAAGCTTTTTGAAACCTGTTATAGATGATGTATATAGTATGCGGTACTCGTTCTCAGTGATGAGAATCATCGAGTCTTTCCGGATGGAACCGGAATACTCAGTTAGTACAATAATTGAGGAATCGACAGCAGATGAAAGTCTGCTGGACGAGATCTGCAACTACATCCGCAACTGGTCCTTTCTCAAGCTTATGCCTGAGTTAGGAATATCACAGCTTGTACTAAGTAACAGAGCAGGACCAAATGGACCCGCTTCAATTACAGCACTACAGGATCTAACTGCCTTACGGCAACAAGAACCGGTATTGCTCGAAAGTATTAAGGAGTTACTGAGGCTAACAACCCCAGGCCTTAATCCTGACGTATACAAGTCTCACGAGGGAAGTTTCCAAGCTTCCAAGCTCGTTCTGCTTAGTGATAAAGCGTGTAAAACACGCGTAGTCGCTATAGCAGACTGGTGGTCCAACACAGCGCTGAATGCCATACATGTGGCTTTCATGAACGCGCTACGTAAACTACCGGGAGATGTGACCTATAGACAAAATGAGATACCTAAGTTTGTTGAAAACTTAGGGACCAACTTATTTAGTTCTGATATGACAGCGTTTACAGACAGATTCCCCATTAAATTGGAGGCTGAACTTGTAAAAGCTGCATACGGTGCTACTATAAGTAGGTTATGGACACAAGTTGTCTCAAACAGAACGTTTCACCACCCTAAAGGCGGTGTTCGTTACGCTTGTGGCAACCCTATGGGCATGTTAAGCTCATGGCCTGTATCAACACTCACACATCACGCTGTAAAGCAATGGTGTGCCTACAAAGTAGGTAAGAAAAGGTATAAATACCTGATCCTAGGAGATGATACACTTGACTCTTCGGAAGAAGTGTACAAGAAGTATACTGAAACCATCAGTAAACTTGGTGTGTCCATATCTCTCGCCAAGTGCACGCAAAGCAAACAAGGCTATGCCGAATTCGCTAAGCGTCTCTTTTCTCCTCTAGGAGAAGTTACTGGTCTCCCAGTGCATATCTTAGAGGATATCCGTACAAAACCTGAACAACTCTTAGAGTTTGTAAAGATTTGTAGGGGGCGAGGGTACGAGGATTCATTTCTCGGCCCGTCTTTGGATCTCTACCTTAAAACCCACAACCGGGGAAAAGAGGTAGCAGACATGTTGTCTCTTCCAGAATCCACTACTGGAATGCCTCCTTTATTAGAGGTTAAACCAGATAGCTGGGCTTGGGAATTAACCCAAGTTCCGGAGGAGCGTCTTCAAGCCATTCTCACGATTGCTCGTGATTATGTCTTTTGGACTACAACCATTGGGATCAACAAACCCAATGCTCCAAAGAAAGTCTGTCGGATACACGTAGAAGAAAACCATCCATTAGTGTTTGCACTTAGCGAACAACTACTGGATTATCTTCCAGGAACGGGAGTTCTCCCAGACATGGAAGATGAGTATTCTATCTACAACCTGTGGATGAATGGAGAGTATAGACATATGGCAAATGTGCCAAATATCGATACTTATCGTTGCTACAATAAAGGGCATTACGCCACGAAATGTAAATACGATGTATTGAAGGCTGCCTTGAGCATTGCTCATGGAGACTGCAATATTCCATTGCATAAGCCAACAAAGTTAAGTAACTTTGAGTTATTTAGC